GGTTACAGGTAACATTTCGGCTGATCACATTACGATAGGTGCTTTACACGTCGCAGCGTCACCGTTCAATTTAGACGATGTTGCGAGTGCGGGCGCGGGCGCAAATGCGACATCGAACGTTATTCAGTTCACGGGACCACACGCTTCGTACGGTGATAATAACTTTACGACGTCAAAAAGTATCAGTATCGGATCAAATGTAAATGTAACTGGTAACGTATTTTGTGATTCAAACCTTACCTCACAAAACCTCCAACTCACAAACACGGAAATAGCAACTACTTGGACTTCAGGGTCAGGAACACTCGCAATAGATTGTAAAAACAAAAGTTACGGTACAGCTCCACTCACGTCTATAGACGCGGACGTCGCCATACTTTCAGTTACAAACTTACCAAGCGGGGGTCAAATCGTAGTACCACTTTTAGCTTCAGGGGCGGATAGAAAAGTCTTAAAAACAATCACGGCAGGTATAGATCAGATTGCGTTTACAACCGATGTTTCTATAGCCCAGAGCGGTCATGGTCTTTTGACCGTATCTAAATTAGACGCGAATATTTACATGAACGCAATTTCATTCACGGCAGCGTAAATTCTTTTTTTCCAATCTTTCATGTTATAGTAAGGCTTAAAAATAAAAAACCTTAGTATAATATAAAATATGTCTGGAGGTATAGCCCAACTCGTCGCAATCGGTGCCCAAGATGCGCACCTCGTCGGTCAACCCGAAGTTTCCTTTTTTAGGTCTAACTATAAACGTCACACAAACTTTGCCCAAACTGTCGAGAGACAAACTATCCAGGGCAACCCATCGTCTAATGGTATGTCCACTGTTAGGTTCGAGCGTAAAGGTGATATGCTTGGTTATGTTTACTTAACACCAGTTGGTTCGGATGGTGCGGCGCAAGAATTTACAGCCGCCGATTTAGCCGCTCAAATTGATAAAGTTGAACTCTTAATCGGTGGTCAAGTCATTGATACGCAAGATTCTACATTCTCGACAGATCTCGCGCCAATCACTATGTCCCAAAACCTTACTAAGTCTACGACGGGTTTTGCCGGTAAAAACGGTAAATTCTACCCACTCAGGTTTTCGTTTTGCGAAAACGCCCAATCCGCGCTCCCATTGGTCGCGCTTCAATACCACGATGTTGAAGTCAGAATTTCGTGGGGAACAATCAACGCCTCTTCTTCGCGATGGGAATGCTTTTCGCAATTCATCCACCTCGATACGGATGAACGTACGGCCTTGTCGTCTACGCCACAAAACATGATCATTACACAAACACAAAAAGCTATCGCATCTTCGAGTAAGATCCAGGAACTTAGCTTTAACCATCCAATGAAATACTTGGTCGCTAAAACAACGGGTTCGTCCGATCTTACATCTGCGGGTAACAAGATTAAGCTCCAAATCAACGGTACGGATGTTACCGATTTCAAGGATGCCGATCCACACTTTACTGCCATTCCAATGTACTACCATACACAATCATCTGTTTCTGAGGGTAACCATAACGTCGCTACGCTTTTGGTTCCATTCTGTATCGACACGTCCAAACTCCAACCAACGGGGTCGCTTAACTTCAGTAGACTCGATTCTGCGCGTATTGTAAGTGATACCCAAACCAATGGATCTGACATTTATGGTGTCAACTACAACATCCTCCGTATTGAAAACGGTATGGGTGGTTTGATGTACTCGAACTAAATTATTTTTTATAGCCACTTATTATAAATGTTCTGGCAATTAGTTTTTTTACTAGCTTTCATTTTTATTATTACATACGATCCTAAATCCGGAACTTTGAATCATCTCGTCGACTCTAAACAACAAGAACCCGCTCAAAATGCGGAGTGTAAAGAGGGACATTACCAGGAGATTCAATTTGCTCAAATGGGGTATGACTGCCCAAAGGAAAACGGTGTACACATGGGCGCGATTATACGAACTTAAAAACATGAATACTAAATTTAATATACAATGTTTACGTTCGATAAAGATACCGCAATGATAGTTGCCGTTATAATGTGCATAGCTGTTTCAATTTATATGTACAAGGAACTCAAAACGACCAAGGAAGAGATGGAAGATGTTAAGGGTATGAATGGAAAAATGGCTTCATTTTTATCAAAAGTCAGGCCAATACAAATTTCCAATATAATGCCAAAAAATGACGAAAATGACGTCACAAACGAAACCCAAGTGAACACAGAAAGTGAAGAAAATCAAGAAAGCGAAGAGGATTCTTCAGAATAATCATCTCGCTCAATTATAACTTGCAAATGCGCAATGAAGAAATACAAGGCTATTGCAATACCTGTAACCTTTACAGGTTCTAAACCGAAGTTTCTTACCGTTAGAGATAGAAGATTCAAAGATTGGATTTTCGTCACTGGCGGGTGTAGAAGAAGAGAAATACCCAATCCAATACGATGTGCCTTACGAGAATTAGAAGAGGAAACGAGAGGAGTCATAAGTCTCAAAAAAGGTGAGTATACTACTTTCAAGTTTACAGTAAAGGAAAGTCCAGGAGTAGAATTAGAATATAACGTGTTCATATTTTTCGTAAATTATACACAACAGGAACAAAACGAACTCATTAAGAAGTTTAACGATGAAAAACAAAAAACAAATTTAAAAAAAATACAAAAATTACCAATTAAAAGAACGTTTGATGAAAATGATTTTATGAATTTTGAAACCTTAACAGAATTCAATACAAAAAAACAATGGGATAGGATCGTCAAAAATGTTCTCAATAACCCCGAATTTTATACGTGTGTAACTTCTCTTAATAGAAAAACCTTCTCTATTAAATAATGAAGTCTAAAGCCTATATTTTGTCGCAAATAAAAGATATACTAATTGAACATCATGGATATACCGAAAGTAAAGCAAACAGGTATTTAGAAGTTCATCAAAACGATAAAGTTTATGAACTTTTGGTACTTAAAAAAACTTTATCAGAACAGGAACAGTATCCAGAAATTTCGTATAGAAAAACAATATGGCGACATCACTACGATAGCGATGAATGAACGAATATAAAAAAATAAAACTAATGAATTATAAGTATACATCATGTTTAAACAATGGTGTAAGGAACAGGGGTTCTTAAACAACTCCAATGTATCACATGTGCTCATGGACGGCGGTGTTCTTTCCGTGCCATTTGATAGATTGAATTTTTTTTATGAAAAATGTATAGAAGCGTATAAAGCGGACGAAAAAATATTCGTAGTCGAACAAAAGACCGAAAATTATAATTTTTTTATCGATATCGATCACAAAGCGAAAGAAGAATTAGAAATACGTGAAATATTCGATATATGTCAATTAATATGTGGTATAGTTAAAAGTCATGGTGGTGGTAATGCTTTAATATCAGTGGCCGAACCAAAACCCGCGTGTAAGGATCTAATAAAATCAGGTGTTCATATAAATTGGCCAGATTTTGTAGTAAATAAATCATCGGCAATAGCACTCAGAGAACACGTCATAAACGCACTTTTCATTTATGATGGAAGTAAAGAATGGTCAGATATAGTTGATTTAGCCGTGTATGGAAGTTCGGATACAAAAGCACAAGGTAGTGGTTTTAGAATGCCTTACTCACATAAAAAAGGTAAACACGAAAAATGTTTAGGAAAAGGATGTGAAGAGTGTAACAATACGGGGAAAGAAATACAAGGTGAATACATACCATTATTCATTTTTAAATGTGGTCACGAACAATCTTCTTTTCATGTACTTCAAGAAATACAAAATCCTAGGGAAGGTGATATCGAAGTGTTAAAAATGGCAACCATACGTACACAAAGCACAACACCTGTTATAATAGAAGGGGCAGTTATAAATTACGATAAAAATGATAAAGAGAATTCTTTTTCGGATGAAATTAAAAACGAATTTAAAGATCAAGAAGTATTACAACTTCTCGAAAAATTTATAAATAGAAATCTCGAAGGACAGACAACTTCACGTGTTACAAAAATGTTTGAATGTAATGGTAACTTCCTCGTTTCAACAAATTCTTTCTATTGTGAAAATAAAAAATGTAACCATAATTCTAATCATGTATGGTTTCATATATTAGGAGAAACAATAGCACAAAAGTGTTTTTCTACAACTGATATAATAAGACATTACGGATTTTGTAAAGATTTTACAGGTAAAAGACATCAATTACCACCTAATATTATAAATCGTTTGTATAAAGAAGGCGGTGTTAAAAAGTATGTACCACCGACTAATATGAAATTCACCAAGAAAAAACAAGAAGAAGAAATAAAACAATACGATTTAAATCTAACTGATCAACTTACAGTTTTTATAATGAAAAATATGATAAAAATAGACGATGATTTTAAAGTTTCCAGAATAGAAATGAAAAAGACAAAGTCCAAAACAAAAATAAAAGAATACTCAGCTCGAACTAATTACACGTGTATACATTGTAAGAAAAGTAATGTCATGTTCAAAATTATAAAAAATAAAATTGAACAGGTGTGCAATTGCGAAAATCGCAAACATTATTTGGATAAAAAAATAGTAGATAAATTATAGAATATAATGCTAGCAGTAATTGTTTTAGCCGTTGTTATATACTTCGCATCTTCTCTAGTGTCAACGAAAGAGAATAATGTTATAAAAATTCGTAAACTCATACGTGAAACATATAAATATTCAGGATTAAACCCGTCTATTCACGCCGAATTCATAGAAAATATTAAAATGGCTCTCGAATACAGATCGAATACAATTCTATCTAAAAAATTAATGAATAGATCTATATCAAATCTAGATGAAATAGCACTCAGTTCAGTTTCTGGTGATACTAGTGTTTTAGAAGATATAGATATCGTTATTAGTAATATAAAACTAAATTTTGACGAATTATATGCTACTTTACAGGACGAAAGTGAGTAAAATACTTAAAAGAATTGTATATTTAATAATTATACGATGGTTTCTGTTGTAAAAACACGCTCGGGGAGAGTTTCTAAAGTACCACAACGATTAGAATTATTCGAAGAAGTGGAAGATGATTATAAGGAAGATGAATACGACTCTGATTACGATGTTTTACAAACAGATGACGAAGACTTTTGCTCAGATGAGGATGATGAATATGATGAGGACGACGAAGATGCGGATGATAATGGTAATTTAAAAGGGTTTGTTGTAGACGATACGGACGAAGATGAAGACTACTCAGAAGAAGAAGAAGAATATAGCGAGTAAATAACAAGCTTAAAAAAATAGATACCTTTTTTATATATGGAAGCTGAAGTTGGAACACCAATTGAATATAACCCAGATGAATTCATAAATAAAAAAAGTAATGATCTAATAGACGAACGCGATGAACATGACGATGAAATTGTAGACGATAAGTATTATACACACCCTGCTCAGCAACAGGTTTATTATAACTCACAACCTCAATACCAGGAAAAAAACGATATATTTTCGAATTTAGATAAAACGGGGTACATTATAATTTTTGTAGCGTTTTTGTTAGGTTTTTTCATGGGTAAAACCATGCAACCCGTAATACTTAGACCGGGATAAAAGGTTTACCTTTTATCCAATCATATTCAGATGTAGTTTGTTGACCCGTAAACGTACCTATATTACCCGTTTTCGGTTCAGTAAAATATGATCTACTTACTATGAGTGGATCTTTAGCCATGTCCTCGGCAACTTTAGAAGGTGTAACCTCTTCGCTGTCGACACCACCTCCCGATTTACTTTTTTGATCCCTATACACTCTGAAAAATAAAACGACGGATACTAACACTATAAGAATGGTGATTATGTTCAATATAATACTCAACATACTTACATTTAAATAACAAAATTAATTTACGCTTCATCTGGGTCTACATTTTCCATATTTTTTGATGTTACTTCCTCTTCGCCATCTTTACCATCGTCTTCCTTAATCTGCGCCTGTTCCGAAAGTTCAACTTGAGCTTTCTTTGCTTCTTCCGCAGCTTGTAAATCAGCGCGAGCCTTTTCTTCGTCGAACTTTTGCATGACTTCCACGGAATTAAACCCCCTTTTTTCAGCCTCCTTTTCCAACGCTTCCTTTGCGTCGGCTTCACGTTTTTCTTGTCGTTCCTTCATTTCCCGAGCAACAATCTCGTCCGCTTCCTTAACGAGATCTTCCATATTCGCATCAGGTTTTTCTTTTTGGAGACGGTCCAAAACTTCACCGGGGTGACTGATAGGGGCTTCGTCTGGTTTCGTATAAAATTGCGAGTTTTCGTCACCGGTTTTGAAATACGTATCGGTACCAGGTGCCTTAACAGCCATCATATCCTTCTTACGTTCAGCAAACATCTTAGCAGCTTGTGCCTGATTTTCCTTATACCCCGCCATCAATTCCTCGAGCTTTTCATCCGCATAGTGCGCATCTTCGATCTGGAGATTATCCGGTGGAATTAACAACCATTTATACATGTCGACGACATAAATATCAAAAGTCGCATCTTCTTTTTGAAGACGTTTCGCATGAGCAGCAGCTTCGTCACGCGAGTTAAACGCGCCTCTAATTTTAATACCAAACTTATCGTTTTTTTGCGGTGCTTCTGGACCTACTACAGAAAGACACGCGTATAATTGACCAGGTACGGTCGTATAATCTTGTTCAAGAGTTGCCATTGTGTTATATGTTTATTTAGTACCTTTTTTTTAAGCCTGTTTTTTCACTTAGGTTTCCATTTAAGGAACGATGGTAACATGACTAAACCACCGAGTAATATGACCGTATCTATGAAAAGAACTCTATTTTTGATTTCGGGACACCAATTCTTATACTTAACGATCTGTTCCGAATCTTGAGGTTTTATCCAGTGATAAAACATGGCGAGGTACGTTGGTCCGAGGTTACGTTTACAATCGTACCAATGGTCGTAATAAGCGAGTGCTACGTACGGTAAATATAAAAGTCCTAGAAGGACCCATTTGTTTCTCTGTGGAAGGTACCAGTACCCACCAGCTAACGCTAACGTAAACCATATACATTTCCAGTTTGCGACGGGTTGGGTATTATCACACGTCTTATCTTCTGTTTCCATTTATATAAACTATGATTATTTTTTACCCTAAAAAATTAGGGTTTATGTACCCCCTTACGGTCACTTTAAGGCCATTTTTAAAAAATTTTTGAGTCGGTTATATAATACGAATTACTTTTATATTAAAAAGAAGTTCCACACATGGCGAGAGTAAGTATAGTAACATGTCATGAAGTGATCATAAAGGGGTACATAAAAAATAAATAGCCATAAATTTTTAGGTATCATTATACATTGATTTTGTGTATACCTAACTATTTTTTATTCTATATATTAAGGTTTATCAAACGTAAACTATATCTATTTTTTAGATTTTTTTAGGGCTAATTTTTATGTACCCCCTTACGGTCACTTTAAGGCCATTTTTAAAAAATTTTTGAGTCGGTTATATA